CATATAACTTCTTGCGGAAGTACATAACATCATCGAGTTCACCAAGGTTTTGCCCGCCAGGAAGTGTAGTAATTTCAGTTGACTTACCACCTTCACGGCGAGGCAACCAGTAATCTTCAAGCATCGTCATAAACTTACGATCGTCACGGACTTCGCCAGTGTTTGCATCGTAAACGAGTTTGTTCTTATGCTTGGCCATCATATCACGCAGATACTGCTCAGCTTTTGCCTTTGGTAGATTACCTACATCAATGTAGAAAATTCTACGCTCAGGTGCACGAGCAAGACGATAGATAACCGTAGCATCTTCCAGCATACGCAGCTGGTTCAGCGGTTTAATTGCTTTGTGTAGATTAGACAACACTAAGCGATTATGTTCGTCACGAATACCAGAATGACAATAAGCAATCGCATCTGGCGCAACCTTAACCCCAAGATTGCTAGTGCCTGTATTCATCATGCCCCTTTCGGCATAAACGAAATACTCTACATATTCTTTTGGTACAAATTGTCCATTCGGTTGTGCTTGAGCTGCAGAACTGCGCTTTAAAGCACGAACCTTTTTCATCTTACGAGGATCAATATAACGCAGTTCTTGAATGCCCTTACGAGGTGCTGCGCTATCTACCATAATATGATAATACAAACGACCATCTACATACCAGTTACGGAAGATGTCGTATGCATAGCTGTTAAAGTTGAGAAGATCTAGGATGTAGTCAAACTCATCACGAATCTTTTCTTTAATCTGATCTGGCATTGTTTCAATAGCGTCAAGAACAATAGATACAGGTGGTTCCTGTTCATCAGAAACAATTGCTTCATTAATAATATCATCAATCGCACGCTCACACTCAGGTTGTGAAGCCATCGTACGATAACGAGTGATAAGTGCTGCTTCGTTTTTAGCAACACCTTCCATGTCCAATGCAGTACCGAATGCGCCGCCATAAGCTGCGCCGTACTCTTGCATAATATCAACGGTGCCATCAGAAGATGGTGGTGGTGCAAAAGACTGAACGGTTTTTAGTTGTTCGTCCTCTTTTGCTTTTCCTATTTGAAAGCCGAATAGTTGCATTCTATTTTCCTATATTAAAGAATGGGGGCAGCATAAGGTTATTTATACTGCCCCCACGAATCACATTTTCACTAATTAGATGCCGCCAGCGTTACCAGTATTGCCACCGATAACTTCCCAATAATCATATACAAAAGTTACAGAGAAAGTTTCTACTTCTTCAGAACCCCAGCTCAACTCGATAGTTGATACTTCAGTTGGGTACAGACCAACAAAGTTATAAACACGAAGGATATCGCCAGTCTTACCGTACTGAGTAACCTGAGCGTTTGCCTTGTACAGCGAAGGAGCAGAGCCACCAGCGTCATTAATGTTGCGCTGAGCAGCATTAATAGTATGTGACCATTGTTCCATTGCGTTACGAATAGCAAAGTCTTCGTCGTTCAAAATTGTTGGCGTCCAAGCATCATAGGTACGATTGCCTGCTACATTGATCTGACGACCAAAGTAAGGCAAAGCAATATTACCAATGGTAGATGCTGGAATAGCAGCTGCCTGACACATAAATGGTACAAGCGGATCAGCTGCGCCATTGATTGGGTTGGTAATCTGTACTTGGAACAGAGAAGCACGAGCACCACCCCCCTTCAAAGCAGCAGAGAAGTCGTTTACATTAAAAGCCATTTTCGTTCTCCTTTTATCCTATTTATTAGCCGAATTGACCAACGACTTCAGAGAACTCAACGCCAGTTCTAACCGCAACAAAATTCAACTGAATGAAGTTGATAGAACGAGCTGGCTTGATGTAGATGTCACCGATAAACTCATTGCGGTCAATAACTTCACCAGTGTTATTGGTGCTGTCACAAACTACACGGAAGTCGGTAATACCACGACGTCCCTGAACATCACGCAGGAACGGTTCAACCAGATTGCGGAACTGCGAACGAGTAAACTCATCATTGAATTCAAACAGAGTAAACTTAGAAGCAGTGCTAATTGCTTTCTCGAGTACAATAAACAAACGGCGAACATTGATACGATCAAATGCGCTTGGCTTAGAAAGCATTGTCTTATCACCGAACAGCACAGTACCCTGTCCTGGGAATGTTACAACTGGGTTCACACCCTTCTTATACAACTGATCACGATCAGCCTTTGGTGGGTTGTAAGCCAGACGAATAACATTCTTGACATTACCACGGTTGAAGCCAGCTGGGCTGTACCATGGATCACGAGTCAGGTCAGTTTGAACCATCAGACCAGCAGTATCACCGTTCAAAGGAACATAACGATATACATCGTTGTACTTGTCGTACTGATATTTCCAGCCAGAATCCATTACTGCGTAAGAAGAAGATGGCAGACTATCACGATAAGCGATAATGTCATCTCTTTCCTTACCTTCATATGCATTGTTGTTAACAACATCAGCACGCTCAGGTGAGATAACTGCGATACAGTCTTTACGAGATTCAGCAATGTTATTAATACAGTGTGTTACAACTGTCTGTCCACGACTAGAGCCAAGGATAAACGATACATCCAGATCTTCAGCAGACTTGAAGAGATTATAACCTTCAATGTATGCAGCATCAGTTGGAAGTGTACCATCCTTACCCTTAGTAAAGCTGTTGCTAATTGGCAGATCAGAGCCAGGATAGTTGGTGCCAAGATCAGCACGAGTACCAGCCTTAGAAGTGTTGCTGTTATGAGCACCCCACCAGATATATGGAGAGTTCTGATTGATAACTTCTTTATAGTAGTTGCCAGCACCCTGTTCGGTACGACCATCAGATGCCTGGGAAAGCATTTCGTATCTTTCAAGAACAACACCCTGCTGACCAGTGAAAGCACCATCTTCGTCAACTACAACCACGTGAATCGCATCACCCTGAGCGCCAACGGTGTTAGCGTATGCAGTAGTGGTAGGAGCATTGTCGAAGTTGCCGAAATATTCCCAACGACGAACAATGTCAGTAGTGTAGGTGTTAACCGTGTTACCAGTGTAGTTAGAAGTCAGCGTAATGGTATTGCCAGAGATAGCAGCAATCTTACGAGATTCCTTATCTGGACCAAGCAGAATAATATCACCAACTACAAACTGAGTTTCGGTATTAGAGCTGCCCTGACCGTCACCAATCAAACCAACAGTGTTAGTATTGCGAGTAGCAGAGTAAGAGGTTGCAACTGTAGACTGCCAAGCATTAGCGTTATGACATACAGAAACCTTCAACGAGTTACCCAACTCACCAGGATACTTAGCAACCCAGTCGCCATGATCAACAGTGTTAGTGTAAGATTCGTTGTAGTGATCTTCGTTCTTAATAAATGCGCCGAGTGGTGAAGCATCACCAGAAACAGCATTGTTAGCACCACTTACAACACGACTTACATACAGAGCATTACCGTATGACAAAAAGTTTGCTGCCGTGAAGAAGTCGGTTGCGGTATTTGAGTTTGGCTTGTTAAAAATGTTAACGAGGCGATCTTCAGAATCAACCAGCACACGCTGGCCAATTGGTCCCCACTTTAGGTGGGCTGCGATTGCACCTTCTGTGGTGCTAACTGCAGGCACGACCGTAGTGAGATCAATCTCGCTTACATTGACGCCTGGGGATACTTGGAAAGGCATGTTTAATCTCCTTCGATGTAAAGGTCAACTATTTCATTTGTAACTTATTTATAAAAAGACGGTATTTAGAACCAGTTCGTTACCTTCCCATTTGCCATATCTGAATCTCCACCCCAGTCATTTGCGCTTCCTGGGTCATACATATCATTCTGTCCATCATCAATTATACCAAATGGCAGCAGTTCTTCGTAAATTTCTTCTTGTGTTCGATCACGAAGATGCGCCAAAGTGTTTACATCGGTAAACTGTTTGAAGAATTGTTGAGCAGATAGCCACCCAAACAATACTAAACCCATCACCAAGTCATCATGGCATCCTGGTTCTGCTTCGTACGATACCCCTTTCCTCGAAAAAGTTGACAGTTCGTTAATAGTGTCCCAATCATTTACAATAAGTTGGTCTTGTTCAATCAGCAGTTTAAGCACCGAACAGCCAATAGATTTTACTTGTTGAGTTGTACGAATACCTTTATCAATCGCAGTGCCTTTCTTACCAAACCCACCCGAAATTCTTTTTCCTGCTCTGCCAGCATTCTGCGTATGTAAGATATTTTCGTAATCATAATCAAACAGAAGTAGATCTGGAATTTGTGCGCCAATATCATTTACTTCTGTCAGTACAAGTGCTTCGTTGTACTTCATACACATTCTATGTATAATTTCCGTGTATTCTACAGGTGTAATAAGATTGTCACGGAATGTGCATACTTGACGATATGGCATTTGTTGCGCATCAATAATATGAAACGCTGAATAGTCAAGACCTTTACCACGTGACACGTCTGCGATACAGAAATATGTGTTGCCTTTTACTGGCTCTTCATAGACTTTAACACCATGACTTTCTTTAAGAGGTTGACGAGCAACCAATGCTTTGAGTTTGCTGCCGTCAATCAGTGTTCCTGACGATCCAAGGAACTCACACTCGAATTCCTGAGCAAACTTCTGCATATCAAAGTCCATGGATGCAAGTGTGTCTTTCTTCCATGCTTCGTCTCTTCCTGGGACTTCATACCAAGGAACTTCAACATACTTGTAACCATTTGATCCATCCTTTGCACCTTCGCAGGTTTTGTAGAAGTGATTGAGTCCATTTGGCGTACTTGTAAATAGAATCTTGGTTGTTGTACCAGAAGAAATGGTAGGGAATACAGATGCGAAGAACTCATCCCATCCTTCTACGAACGCAGCCTCGTCAATATACAGGAATGACACTGACTTACCACGAATGGCTGAGGATGATGTTGCTGCTGCGATAATCTTACAACCATTTTCAAATTCAACCGAACCTTTGTTCCATTCAATAACGCCCTGCTGAATCCACTTCGGCAGTGCTTCGTATGCAATCTTGATACGATCTAGAATTTCACGAGCAGCATCACCCTTGTTCGCAAGCAATCCAACAGTCTTGTGATTGTTGAACAGAATATAGTGTAGAATTACTGCTACAGCTGTTGTCGTTTTACCTGCCTGTCGACTTGTGACGACCGTAACACGACGATTCTTTGTAATCTTTTCAATAATTTCTTTTTGATAGTCATAAAGTACAATAGGTATGAGTCCATGATCAACATGAACAATTTGAATATATTTCTCAGAGAAGTAAACTGGATCTTTGGCACATTTAAGAAATTCTTTAATTTTCTCTTTGTCCCAATCAACCGAAACACCTTTGCGCTTTAGATTTAGATTACCAAGATAGCCTTTTTCAATTTGATTCATCTTAATCTTATTCCATAATTTGTTGCAATACTTATTCTTGGGTTATTGCTCATGTTTGGTGCAACACGATGTTTAAGCCATGATGGAAAAAAAATTAATCTATTGTTTTGCGCAGGATAAGATATTTCTGTTAGTGTCAATCCACTTCTGTGGTTAAAATATGAAGGGTCTTCAAAACTGCTTTGGAGTATATTTGGTGTTTCGAATGTTATAACAGAACTTTCATCTGTGACATCAACATAAAATACTGATGATAACACAGAAAATCTATGAAAATGTGATTTATTATAATCTTTGTATCTGTTGATATTTATCCAAGAATTATCAGCATAAAATTCACAGTTTTCTTTTATGTCATATTTTAATTCTAGTTCTTTTAAGCATATTTTTATTACATTATTCAATTCATCAAACACAGGCAATGTATTAAGTATAAAATCGTCTCCTTGCCACCCACCAATATTACTATACTTCCTCCCGTCATATTTAGTTTCTTCAGATAAACAATACATTTTAATTTGTTCTGTGTTAATTTCTGGTATGTCAACAAACCATACTGGACTACAAAACCAAAATTCTTCTACAAGATTCATCATAAACAGTTACTCTTTATTATCAATCATCTTCAATAAGTCAGCAGTAGAACCAACAAACAGATTGTTGTTTACTGTTCCACCTTTCGCAGTTTCATTTTGTTCTTCTTCTTTCTTCAGTTCTTTTACTTGTTTCTGAATAGCAAGAAGATCTTTGTTGGCGTCAACCAATGTTTTCGTTAGTTGTCCAACGACTTCAAATGCACGTGGATGTTCAGATGCTTTTGCCAACTCAAGCAATGAGTCAAGCGCATAAGAACCCTTTTCGATTACCTGATACAAATTGCTACGAGCATACTCATAGTCAGTCTGTATGTCTTTGGCTTGATCTTTTGATCTAGGAACCACAATCGGTGCTTTAGGATCATCAATTATCAAGTCACCTTCAATTCCCAAAATCTCATTCATATTATCAGTCAAATTTTTCATTTTTTAGAACCAGTTTAAATTTATGACAACTCTAACTTTCTGGTCTGTGCAAGAAGTGCTTGAGTGTATTAAATTTCCAGGAAAAACAACTAATCTGTTTGCTATACAATCAATTTCTTTCCCGTTTTTAAACAGAGTTTTCCCATTAGTTGAATTAATATAATATATGCCAGTAATCATATCTGAATCATTAATGTCACCATCAACATGCCAACCATGAAAATCAGAAGAAGAAGTTCTAGTGAGTAAATTTGCCTTCATTCTAGAAATAGATCTTATCGGCAACCTATCTGTAAATAATTTTACAGTTTGTTCATAGTGTTCGCTAAAAATTTTGAAGTTTCTAAAAAATAAATG